ATTAATTGTCCATTGATTAAGACCGCGATTAGCCCAATCCGCAAACAAAAGATTTAACGATCTTTTAGCTGTTTTCAGGTCATATCCAGTTCGGGCCTCTAAGCCGCAACGCTCAAAAGCCTCTTCGATGTATTCAGCAACATCTAATTCAAAATCTGTTGAGCCTGATACTGCCATGTCATTCCTCGTTATAAAGGTTATCGAAAACCCTGTTAACATCTAGCGTGTAGTCTAAATCAGATTTAGAATAGTGTATATGCTGTGATGGTTTGAAGTCGGGCGCTCCCTCACCAGTTACAAACCACGCTGGATGTGTAACACGAACGCGGTTATTTGGCAAAGCTACTATATTGCCTGTCCATTCACCTGCGTCTAGCAACTGCAAAACGTGGCTTTGTTTGTGTTGTGCAGGATCATCTGCAATTTCGCTGTTAGTGTAATCAACCGTAAATAAATACTTGGCTGGGTGCATTTCACCATCTATTTTTGCCATCCAAGGGCAGGGCGTTGCACGATCCATAACAAATACAGAATGGTGGTGGGATGCACAGTCCCAAGGCTGCGCGTCATATGTCTGCATTGGTTCAGGCCACTCTTCCAACGGTATGTCGCCTACAAGTGCAGTTATAGGCATTCTTGCCCACATAGCACCGCCATGAACTGTGTCTTCCTCTGCATCTTCAGCTTCGTTTCCAGTAAATATAACTTGAAAACTCAAACATCTGTTCGGGATTGTTGTTACACCTATGACCATAGCATGAAGAAATTCGCCGTGATAATCCTCATGGTTGTGAGTATATTCACGGCGAACCCATGCCTTAAAATAAGGTATGTTGCTGTGTAGATATGGCATCTATATTTTAAACAACCTTTTTACCTAATTTTTTAGCTGCTGCCTTTAATTGGGCAAGCGTCATTGTTGGTGAATTGTTTTTCTTTTTTAAACTTATGCCGCCAGTAGCACCACCTTTTTTCATCATACGGGGCTTTTTCATGCCACCCGCAGCGCCACCTTTCATCATACGGCGGGGCTTCTTCATGCCGCCAGCGGCACCGCCCTTCATCATTTTCTTTACTTTACCACCGTTACGATAACCTTTTTTCTTCATCGCCATGATATTCTCCTAAGTTAGTTTGGTGCGTTTTCTTCTGGAATTTTTACCGTTTGACATAACAACACCACACCCGTTTGCAACCATAGTACCGGGTATGTTCTTACCTTTAAATGGGCGTTTTGCTTTTGTTTCTGGGACTACACCCCCATTTTCCATCTTGCGAACCTTGGCCTTTTTAGTATTAGCGACCACAGTTTTACCCTTTCTACCCGCAGATTTTTTCTTACGTGCTGTTTTAGCTCTCTCAGCTTTAGAAAGACTTTGGGCTTTTTTGCGGGGCAAACATCTATCAGGGTTTTTCTTATCTTTAGACGTACCGCACTTACCTTTGATAGAACCGTCAGTGCCGATTCTAACCCAATCCTGATTAACCCAATCCTTCAGCGCACCCATTATGCTTTCTTCTTTTTCTTTTTGCCCTTCGCGCCTTTTGCGTAATTAGGGTCTTTACAATACTTAGATGCAGCCATGTTCGCATAAGCAGATGGATACGTGTCGAAAGTTCTTTGCGCCCAAGCCTTGCCAGCAGGACAGATTTTGCTGCCCTTAGACTTAGCTGACGCTTCACCACCTTTTCTAAGATACACAACGCCTGTAGGTTTTTTATTCGGCGGCTTTGACACTTGCTGTTTCATCTGACCTCTGGATATAGCCATAATCCCGCTCCATGTATTTTTTTATGTAAGATATTTCTGTTGCTATAACTTCTGTTTTTTTATCCACAGAAATTAAAGTTTCAGTTGTCCACGCGGCCCAACTGTAAGAAATAGCACCAATTCCCGTAACAACAGCAGTGAAAAAAATAACAACAAATTGTTTCATTAACACTTCCACCGCTTTCTAGCTTGCCGCAAACGACTGTTAGGGTCTTTAGCCGCCTTTGGAAATTTTTTCATTTGTCCAGCAGAACGGGCGCAAAAAGACTTACGCCGCTTGGCATCTTTGCTGCCTTTTTTAACTTTACCAGTAACCGCTGTTTTTAATTTAGAGCCGGGATTTTTACGTCTATAAGCTGCGACACCAGCTTTAGTCATTCCCGCCCCAGACTTAGTGGAGCGGAAATTTTTTTTATTGCGCTTCGGCATTTTATCCGAACGTTTAGCCATACTCTTTCCGCATCGACATAATGATAGTATATGTATCTGCGCTAGTGTGACCTACAGTTGTGAACAAAACGTCCCCATCTTTGCCAGTGCCAGCGTTGTTAGTTAGCCCACCAAAAGTTGTGTAGTCGTGATGACCACTTTGGTTTTCGCCAAGCTCAATACAAAACACATTAGTAGTAGCATTAAAAAGAATTTGCACTTTCATTCCAATGCACTGCCACCATATTTTTTCGATGGTGACACCTGTACAGGCATCACCACGGGCATTTGCAGCTAATGCACTAACGTCTACTTTCACTACAGCAGCTTCGCCAGTGCCATCAGACACATTGGTAAACTTCTGAACGACCATTTTCTGACCGTCCTGAATGGTTTGTGTCGCTACAGCATCAACCATATTAGATACTCCTTATGTTGTATTAAGAAGCAACGTCATAGCCAGTGATCGTAATAACTAATCTACCTGCTGTATAAGTGCCATCTGTTGTGGCCCCCGCCGTTAAGTAAAGATATTGATCTGCTGCAATATCGCCACCAGCAACTAAACTACCCGCTGCCAAATCACCAGAGTTGATAATCAAAGTCTCAGTTAAATCAGAAATAGGCGTATCTTCAACACCTGTAGCTTCAGTAGCAGAGTGCAAATTAATGTCTGGATCACCGCCTGCTGGGGTTTCAAGGCACATCATGCTTACGCCAAATACTGTACCCTGATTTGCTGTTGTAACGCGACCAATGTAAGCAACGCCAGAAGCATCTTTACCAATAATGTCACCAGCCGCAGTTGAACGCAAACCAGTAAGGTCAATCATAATAGTTGTTTTCACAATATTGACGTTTGTTGCAGTATCGCTTTTCAAACGTTCTACTTGCGTGATGTAAACAGCAGCAGTTCCTTCAATGCCAGCACCGCCAGCAGCTTCAGTACCCATCTTTGATCCACTGGTAATTGTAATAGCGCCAGTAGTCGCATTTTTAGATACGGTTTCAAAACCGTTTTCAGACCGTACTGGTCCGTTAAATGTTGTAGTCCCCATGTCTATCTCCTGTCGTGGGTTAAGTCAGACGCTATTTGCGCCTGTCAGGAATAATCAAATCATACACAACAATATAAAAAAAGAAAGGGGGCAGATAAGCTGCCCCCAATCAAAACCAAACATTTGTTCGGGTTACGCTCCGGGTGAACCGAATACGCAACGTGGGTCCGAGAAACCAAATGAATAACGCTCACGCGCCTTAAAGCGCATGTTGCCTGTATCAAAGTCTGCTTCCATGTTTGTTTGCATGGGAGAACGCTCAAAGTGCTTGAAGCCATTTGGCGCGTCAGTCTTCAGGAAGAACGCATCAGTATCGGTCAAGAAGTGGTTAACAGTGTAACCCTCTGGAACCATACCCATGTTCTTTGTCGCGTTAATGTCATTGTCAGCAGTGCCGGGACGCAAGGTCGATTCCAACAAACGATCCGCAATGAATTGAAGCTGCGGTGGAATAATCAGCTTAGTGCCACGAAGGGCAATAATCATATTCCGTTCATCAACAAACGCTGAAATGTCGATAAGAGCATTTTCTAGCGAAGTTTCATTGAGGTCAGCAGCAGTGGACGGTTCGTTACGGAATGTACCACCTTGAGCCAACGGGTGAACCGCCGAACAAAGTTCTACACCATCACCGCCTGTGAATGCCGCGTTGAAAGCGTTGTTAAGAACCGCAGCGGCTTTAACTTGCTTTGAATGCGCCATAGAACGGGCAAGAGCTTTTGTGTAACGAGCGCCAAGACGATCATACAGATTGTCTTCAATCGCCTCTTCAGTCAGAGCGAATGCCAGCGCAACCGTTTCATGGGTGTAACGAGCAGTGTACGCTTCGTTAGCATCATCAAACGATACTCCTGCACCTTCGGTTTTTGTGGGAGCATTCCCAAAACCTGACAGCATAACTTCTTCCTCAAACGCACGATCTGACGTTTCAGTGTCGAAGATTTCAGCATGCTCATCATCGTAACGGTTATATTCCATTCCGAAAAGTGCGTTTAGCCCCGGCTCTAGCTCTTTAGCTAATTGTGAACGAGAAATTGCCATTGTTTAGCTCCTTACGCTAGACCTGCGGCTTTGACACCGAAGACATGGTTTTGAATGACGCAATACACGTTAGTATTAGCGGAGCTTACATCGTCATTTTCTGGGTCTTCAGAAATGTCGATTACTTTCAAGGGCAACCCAGCAGTGGTAGCACCTGTAGCAACATCTAGTTCAGCACCTGAGATACCACTTTTTGTGCTACCAGCAGATGTATAAACAATATCAAAGTTGCCAAGCAAGTCAGCTATTGGAAATGCTGCATTAGCTTGAATTTCAAAGACAGCCATAGGGTCATCAATGATAAACGCGATAATATCAGAAGCATTTGTGCTTGCGGGATAAAAGTTGCTAAATACTTGCTCACCCGAAGTTGGGTCAGTGTATTTGCAACCGTTGAACACGCCAACAATAGGTACTGTTCCGCCATCGGCGTGTATTTCTACACCGCCGCCTGTGACTTGGGCTACCATGTCACCTTGGAAGATTGAAGTACCGTAGTTTGCGGCGATACGATAACGGTTTTGCCCACCAGTGAATGGGGTTGCCCCAATTCGTTTTACTGGACGAAGACCGAATGCAGCGTCTTGATTCGCCATCGTTAATCTCCTTATTTACCTTTTGAGCCAAAGCTCACAGAGGTTTTACGTTGTGGTGCCATCTTTGGCATAAGAGCGTTGTTTTCCCGCATCCAATCGCGGTCAACAGCGTCCATTTGATTTTTTGCCACATTATTAAAGTGGCGGTTCCGCTGCTCTACGAGTTCTTCAGGGATTCGGGCCAGAACCAAACCGCCAACACCAATGGTGCCTGCGTTTCTTCCTTCATCAACTACCGGGCCAACATAATCTGGGTACTCTTCAGCGCGAACAAGTTCCCATCCCTCTTGCCGTTTCTTATGAACGTTAGTCTTATCATCGTATTCCAAGACAGATTCACGAATCCATCTATGTTTAAAGCCAATAGGCGGCTCTGGTGCGTCCAAGGCTGAACCGGGTCGCCATTGCTGAATACGCTCTGCGTTTTCCCGTGATTCTGAATCACGCGCTGACCTAGTTGCCATGTTATTCTCTCCTATTTTCAATTTTTAGAACTTCTTTTGCATAAAGCTCCAAAGGTATCCGCATTTTATTGGCAAATGCGACTTGCCCCGGCGTTAGTTCCACCGTATTTTTCCGCCCAGATTTTAATGACCGTCCATTACTAGACGCAGGTGTAACAACTTGGGCGTTTTTTTGTTTCACCTGAAACTTATGTGGCATTTCCTTGCGGATACGCTTGTCTATTTCAGAATAATATTCGTCAGTAGTAGGGTCGAACCCTTCCTCACCAACAATCTGATTGTGTATAGCGGTAGCCGCAGCTTTCATAATGTTGTCTTTTTCAAACCATTCATTTTTAGCCAGCCATCTTTCCAACTTAGGATCAGGCGCTTGTCTTTGTGGTTGTTGCTGCGGTTGTTGCTGTTGTTGTTCAGCTTGAGCCTGCCTTTGCTGTTCTTCTCTTTGAGCTTTGGCTGTTTGCAGGCGAATGCGTTCTTTTTCGATAGCAACTTGTGACAATGCGGATTGCGCTTCTGCAACCTTTTCATAGTCGCCAGCTTCGTGCGCTTCTGTCAACGCACGTTTTGCTTGCTGTTCCTGAGATACAACGCGGCCTTCATACTCAGACCTGTATCCCTGATCTAGCTGTTGCAACCTAGCTTTCATCTGCTGGTTTTCTTGATGAACCTGTTGAGCGTATTGAACAGCAGCTTCGGCCTCTTCAGCCGCAGCTTTGCGTTTTGCTGTTAATTGATTGATACGCTTTTGAACGCTTTCACTGTAGCTTTCTAACTCATCATCGCCGCTAGACTTATCACGAACTTTTGTTCGGGTTTCTTCTGTTTCTTCAGGAGCAACAACAACAGATTTAGATGAGGACTCTTCACTGTCATCCTCAAACTCGACCGTTGTGCCT